GTAGGAGAGATATTTGCTATGACTAAAATATCATTTTGGAAGTTTTGTTTAATGTTATTATTAATTAAATTTGTGGCGGTAAGTTATGTTAGTTAATGAAGAAAGTTTAAAACATTTAAAAACACTTAAAGAGAATACGTTTGATTCGTGTGTAACTGATCCACCATATCATTTGGCGTCTATACTTAAACGATTTGGACCAGGTCAAAAAGGAATTAATAATAAAGATGAGAAAGAAGGTCGTAATGGACCTTATCATAGAGCTGCAAAAGGATTTATGGGACAGACTTGGGACGGTGGTGATATAGCATTTAATAAAGATTTTTGGAAAGAAGTATATAGAGTTATGAAACCTGGTTGTGTTCTATTGGCATTTGCTGCCACTAGAAATTATCATAGAATGGCAGTTGCAATTGAAGACGCAGGTTTTGAAATTTTTGATATGATAAACTGGATATATGGTAGTGGATTTCCTAAAAGAAAAAATTATTTGAAACCTGGTCACGAACCTATTGTAATGGCACGTAAAGGAGTTAATAAAAGTTTAAACATAGATGAGAGTAGAGTACCTGGATATGAGTGGGACACAACTAAAAACAGAAGAGAACCTAAAAAACATAAAGAAGCAGTTTATAAATTAGGTTTAAAGAAAACAGGTGCAGGAGAAAAAATAAAAGGAAGATATCCTGCTAATGTTATACACGATGGAATAGCAGAAGAGTGGGCAAAGTATTTTTATTGTCATAAGGCAAGTAAAAAAGAAAAAGGAGATACTGAACACCCTACAGTTAAACCATTAGATTTAATGAGATATCTTGTTAAGTTAGTTACACCTAAAGATGGTACAGTATTGGATCCATTTGCAGGTACAGGTACTACTGGTGAGGCTGCATTATTAGAAGGTAGAAAATACTATTTAATAGAAAGAGAAAAGAATTATTTTAAAGACATAGAGAATAGATTAAAGAAAGTGAATAAGTTTTTTGTATGACATTATTACTTGCATTGACTTTATCAGCTTTATGTATTATAATACCAATGTTATTATTAATATTATGGAACAATGAAAAACCTAGACCTTAAACAATACGCAAACGAAAATAGACTGCCTATAATGGACACTATTCAATTTGATAGATGGACAGAAGAGTTAGGTAAAGAAAAATTTAGAGAATTATTATCAGAATATATTGCTGAAAATAGACCAGAATTTCCTTTAAGAAAAATATCTTATGATGATATGCGTAATAATATAATTGCATTATCAAAGTATGATACTTCTGCTATATGTACACCTAAAGAACAAATAACTAAAGATGTATTTGAAAAGTATGAAGATTACAAATATAATTTTAAAGAATATGGTTTAGGTATCATAGATGGTCCTAATACATTTAATACTTCTTCTAATTATTTTATGCAAGAGTTGAGATTAAATTGTTCTAGTTATGGATTTAGAGCGCCGATAGAAGTTTGGCAAAATGGTAATGCAAGAGATATATGGAAGTGTTTAGGTCCTATATGGAGAGGTATTAATACAAAAAGAGTTTTAGATGAAGATGTATATATGAGTGCATTTAGATTGGGTACATATATTGCAACACAATTTAAACCAGTTGTTGCAAAAACAATATATGATTTAACCAATGCAGAAACAGTATTAGATACCAGTTGTGGTTGGGGAGATAGACTTGCTGGTTTCTTTGCTAGTAAGGCAACACACTATTATGGTTGTGATCCCAATCCAAATACATATAGAATATATCAAAAACAGATAGAAGAGTATAGTAAATTCTTTAAAAACAAAACTGTTAAGATATGGAATTGTGGTGCAGAAGACTTACCTTATAATGAACTACCAAATATAGATTGTGCATTTACAAGTCCACCTTACTTTAGTACTGAACAATATAATAAAGGTGGTGAGAAAGAAGAGAATCAATCTTGGTTTAAGTTTAATGAATATGAACAATGGAGAGATAATTTTTATCTTCCAGTTGCAGAAAAGACTTTAAGTAAATCAAAATATATGTTTGTTAATATTATGGATCCAAAAATTAAGACTGTAAGATATAGGTCAAGTGATGAACTAGTTGATAGATTTAAAGATAAGTTTTTAGGTCAGATTGGTATGAGAATTATGCAAAGACCACAAGGTAATAAAAAATTTAAGACTAAAGAAGAGTTAAATATCTTTATGGCTATGACTTATATTGAAAATGTATGGTGTTTTGGTGAGAAGGTAGACCTATTTAAGAATTCAAGATTAGGGACGCTAGAGGCATTTATATAAATATGTATGAGAATAACAGTATATAGAAGATATAATGATTACATTAGTCAAAATTTTCTACCAACGGAACTTGACTCGGTAAGAGAATTATGTTATATTAACAACATCAAATGGTACACAATAAGTTATACGGAAGAGGAGTGGAACGAATATGAAAGACTTTCTAAAAGAAATAATTAAAGAAACAGGAAATGAATTTGCTAGTTTAGCAAGTGATGGAATCACAGCAGGTGATGTAACTTCATTTATAGATACAGGTTCTTATTCTTTTAATGCTCTCTTATCAGGTTCAATTTATGGTGGGCTACCAGGCAACCGTATAACAGCAATCGCAGGCGAGGCCGCAACTGGTAAAACATTTTTTGCATTAGGTATTTTAAAAAATTATTTAGATAAAGACAAAGACGCAGGCGTTGTTTTATTTGAATCAGAAAATGCAGTATCAAAAGATATGATAGAGGCAAGAGGTGTTGATAGTTCCAGAGTTGTAGTTGTACCAGTATCAACAGTACAAGAATTTAGAAGTCAATCAATAAAAATATTAGACAAGTATTTACAACAATCAGATTCAGAAAGAAAACCTTTGATGTTTGTATTAGATAGTTTAGGTATGTTATCTACTACAAAAGAAATGACAGACACAGCAGAAGGTAAAGAAACAAGAGATATGACTAGAAGTCAAATAGTCAAATCTACATTTAGAGTTTTAACACTTAAACTAGGACAAGCAAATGTTCCTATGTTAATGACCAATCACACTTATGATGTTATTGGTTCTATGTTCCCACAAAAAGAAATGGGTGGCGGTTCAGGATTGAAATACGCTGCCTCTACAATCATCTATCTAGGTAAACGAAAAGAAAAAATCGGTACAGAAGTAGTTGGTAATATTATTCATTGCAAAACCTATAAGTCAAGAATCACAAAAGAAAATTCTCAAATTGATGTTAAGTTAACATATAAAAGAGGACTAGATAAACATTATGGTCTTCTTCAACTTGGTGAAGAGGCAGGTATCTTTAAGAAAGTATCAACAAGATATGAAATGCCAGATGGTTCTAAAGTATTTGGTAAAGCAATCAATGATGAACCAGAAAAATATTTTACAAAAGAAGTATTAGAAAAAATAGATGAACACGCAAGACAAAAATTCACATACGGATCAGACGAAGAGTAAAAGATTCACCTATGCTCAAAGAGAAGGTGATGATTTTTCTTGTATAAAACTTAAAGAAGGTAAGTATAGAGGTGTAATATATCATTATGGCAAACTTGGATTTGCTAAAGATGAAAATCCTGATGGTACTTTACCTATGAAGTTTGATTTTGTTGTTAAAGTAAATCCTACAGATGAAGTATTGAACGTTGACAATAATGAGTTTGTGGAGTATATTGGTGATATATTAATAGAAATTTTAGAAACACAATTAAAAGATGGTACAGCAGTCATTTCATAATTCAGATAGATTAGAAACAACTATCTTAAATAATCTTTTCTTTCACGAAGATTATGCTAGAAAAGTATTACCTTTCTTAAAAGAAGATTACTTTCCATTACGAACTGATAAGATTTTATTTACAGAAATATATAAGTTTGTTGAGAAGTATAATAATATACCAACAAAAGAATCTATTACAATTGAATTAGGGCAAAGAAAAGATATTAATGAAGATGAAATTAATACATTAAAAGATAATATTAATTCTATAACTAAAACAGATTCCGATCCTAAATGGTTGTTAGATGTAACTGAAAAGTTTTGTAAAGATAGAGCAGTACATAATGCTGTATTAGATGGTATTAGAATTTTAGATAAGAAAGATACTAAAAGAACACCAGAAGCAATACCTAGTATATTAGCAGACGCATTAGCAGTATCTTTTGACCAACATATAGGTCACGATTATATAGATGACGCTGATAGAAGATTTAAATGGTATCATACTAAAGAAACAAAATATCAATTTGATTTAGATTATATGAATAGAATAACCAAAGGTGGTATTCCAAGTAAGACTTTGAATATTGCATTGGCAGGCACAGGTGTAGGTAAGTCTTTGTTTATGTGTCATTGTGCAAGTGCTTATTTGGCACAAGGTTTAAATGTATTGTATATCACTTTAGAAATGGCAGAAGAAAGAATTGCTGAAAGAATTGACGCAAACTTATTAGATGTAACTATGGACGATTTACATACAATGCCAAAAGATTTATATGATAATAAAATAGAGAAGATAAGACAGAAGACTGGTGGTAAATTAATTATTAAAGAATATCCAACAGCGTCTGCTCATAGTGGACACTTTAGAGCATTGTTTAATGAACTTGCATTAAAGAAAAGTTTTAAACCAGATGTAGTGTTCATAGATTATTTAAATATATGTGCGTCAAGTAGATTTAAAGGTGGTAATATAGGTTCTTATTTCTATATCAAAGCAATTGCAGAAGAATTAAGAGGACTTGCAGTAGAATTTAATGTACCATTGTTTTCTGCTACACAAACAACAAGAACTGGTTTTATGAGTACAGATATAGGACTAGAAGATACAGCAGAAAGTTTTGGATTACCAGCAACAGCAGACTTTATGTTTGCAATCATATCAAATGAGGATTTAGAAGCATTAGGACAGTTAAAAATTAAACAATTGAAGAATAGATATAACGATCCAGGTATTAATAGGTCATTTATTATTGGTGTTGATAGAGCAAAAATGAGATTGTATGACGTAGGTCAACAAGCACAAAACATAGTTGACTCAAATCAACAAGAAGAACAACCAAAAGAAAAAGATATCGCTTACGATAAGTTTTCGGATTTTAAAGTATAATGGATACTCAACCAATTTTTACACTAGATATATGGAAGAAATATAATTTTTTAAATGATGATGAAATAGATTTAGTAACTAATAGTATTCTACAAAAAGATTTATTAGATTATAATTTCTTTAAAGGTTCTGCTAAGTCAACATACGTTGCTATGCAAGAACAAAACCCTAACATTTTAGATTTTCATAGTGATATACAAAAAAAAATTTTAAGAGAAGTACCAATAGCTGCACCTAATCAAAGAATGGCAGACTCTTGGTGTAATATACAAGGTAGAGATAGTACATTAGAGTGGCATAATCATCCTAATTCAGTTATTTCTGGTATTATATTTCTAAAATGTGATGAACATAGTAGCAAGTTAGTCTTTAAAAATCCACTTACTCCAAGGCCACCAACTGCTGTTTCACCACACGAACAAATTTATGAATTAACACCTGAAAAAGGACTATTGGTAATGTGGCCTAGTTATTTAATGCACGGTTCAGGTGGTAGTGTTAATCAAAGTGATGAAAGGATAGTATTAAGTTTTAATACGTACTGGAAATAATATGGGTAGACCTAGATTTTATAAGAGTAATAAAATGGTTCCTACTAAAGAATATAAAGCTAATTGGGAAGATATTTTTGGGGATAAAAAGAAAAAGAAAAATGGCAAAACAAAAAGTAAGGTTCAGCAGAAACGACAAGAGACCAGCAAAGTATAAGTATACACTTTCTTACGAAACGAAACCAGTTAAGAAAGGTAGAAAGATACTTTGGCAGGTAGTAGAGAAACCTACAGGCTCTATTATATCAGAAACGTTTTTTGAAGAAGACGCAGATAAATTAGCAAAATTTCAAAACAAACATAAAGTCTGGCAAGAAAATGGTGGCGTTGTCAAGCATTTATGTGTTCGTGTTCAGCCCAAATAGCTCAATTGGTAGAGCAACTGATTTGTAATCAGTAGGTTGGAGGTTCAATTCCTTCTTTGGGCACCATATAAATAGTTATAAAGAGAGAGATATGGCATACGAAGCTTCAGAAATCTGTACAGCGGCAGCATTAATGTTTACTACAGATGAACTAAAAAAATTACAAGTAGGTTTTAATTCAAACAAATTAGATAGGGATGATTTAGTTGAAAAACTAGAAGAAGCTAAATCACTTATGAAAATTGGTAGACCTAAAGCTAAAGTTGGCCAGGTTGTTTTTGCAGATGGTTCGCAAGAACAAGGGTTTATGAAAATACTTGATTCAAGTAATGATAAAATCTTAAGCGATTTTGCTGTAGGTATATCAGCTGCATTAGGTATTCGTGGTTTTGCTAGAAAAAAAGGCGACAATCAACCAACTAAAAAAGTTTTTATGACTGGCTCTAAATGGCCTAGTGAGATTGAAAAGTTTTCTTTACCTGAAGGTGGAGGATATCAATATAATTCTGCTGATATAATGGTTGAAAATAATTCTGCTAAAGCAAGAGTAAAAAAATATTACGGCATTTCTTTAAAGAAAAAATCAACTCAAAAGGCTACCCCACCACCACTTATTAATAAAGCATTTGATAGACTTATAGAAGGTGATTCAACCTTTAATAAATTAATGAAAGATGTTGATGAGTTTAAGTATAAATTTTTTGCTGATAGATTAAAGCAAGCAATTACCAATAAAATTATAAAAATAAAAGGCTTTTCATTACCATCAAACAATAAAGAAATATTTTATAAAACAATTAAGCATCCTTATAAAACAGGAAACATAAAACTAATTGATTTAAAAGGTGAAGGAGTAATAAAAAATAACTTTGATATTAAAAAGGCAGCAGATAAAATTTTAATTCAAAAATTATTTGCAAAAAATAAAGATGGCTCAGGAGATTTACCAAATACACAATGGAAATTGAGAAAGTTTATGAACGAATCTTTATATGGTGGTTCTAAAAGTAAATATTGGCAAGGTGTATTAAAACTTATGAATGAATATGCTGAAAAATTTGCAGAAGGTCTTATTGATGTTATTTTAAAAGTTAATTTATTCAATAAATTAAAAAAGAAAGATATAGATGAAGCGGAATTTGATTTTCAATTGACAACAGGTGTAGGTAATGTTACCTCAAAGGGTAATGTAACTGTAGGCAATTCAGTTGACTTTCAAGTTAATACTTTACTTTGTGGCTATCATAGAATTGAGAAAAAAATGAAAGGTAAGAAGTGGGAAATTGTTATGAGGGATGAAAGTGTTAAAGGTGATTCTGTTGAAGAAGCAGCCAAAATTAAAATGTGGTTAAAGAGAGGTAATGTTAAAATATTTAATTTAGAATTAAGATATAAAGGTGCCTTCGGATCACAACCACAATTTACAGGAACTCTACATCCAGAATTTAAAGAATTGTTAGAGAAAGAATGTACATAAATAGTATTATATGATTTGTTAATGGATATTTGAAGATAGATTATACTAATGGAATAAATGAGGAATAATGTTTAGTTTTAAAGGTTTTACCACAAACGACAAGAATACACACCTAGAACACCTAGAAGATGATATAATCAATAGAGGTTCATCTGGTGGAGTTAATGCAATTAACTTTCTAAAATCAGTAAGAGATATGCTCGCAGGTCACTCGGGAGCAAAAATCAATACTACTGTTAAATGGGATGGCGCACCTGCTATTATATGTGGGGTCAATCCTGAAAACGGTAAATTCTTTGTTGGTACTAAATCAATATTCAATAAAACTCCTAAAATCAATTACACAACAGCAGACATAAGACAAAACCATTCTGGTGCTGTCGCTCAAAAACTAACAGTATGTCTTGCTCATCTATCTAGTTTAAATATTAAACAAATTTTACAAGGTGATTTATTATTCACTAACGATACAAAATCAGCTTCAATTGATGGTGAAAAAATGATAACCTTTACACCAAATACAATCACATATGCAGTACAGGCAAGTAGCAATATTGGTAAGAAGATTGCTCGTGCTAAAATGGGTATAGTATTTCATACAATGTATACTGGTAAAGATATGAAAAGTTTAAATGCAAGTTTTGGTAATGTTAGAGGATCAGGTAATTCAAGAGTATGGGTAGCAAGTGCTTCTTATAAAGACGATTCTGGTTCTATTACTTTTACTAAAACAGAATTGAATACATTTAATGCTCAATTAAGAATGGCAGAAGGTTCATTAAGTAGAGCAAGTAAAGTATTAGATGAAATGACAAGTCGTGCTAGTGACCCTTTATCTGTAGGGTTTAGATTAAAAGCATTTTTCAATCATTACATTAGAAATAATAAAGGTAGTATGGCAAAGGTTAAAGTCTTACAAGATATGTTTAGAGATTATTATGAGAACGTTTTGAAGACAGAAATAGACCAAAGAAAAACTGAAAAAGCAAAACAAAAATATAGAGATATATTAGCAAATGGATTAAGATTTATTAATCAAAATAAATCAGGTTTATATATGGCGATAGCAAGTCACGTAACTTTAGGCAATGCGAAGAACACATTGATACAAAAGATGAATCAAATTCAACAGATAGGACACTACATTAAAACTGGAACAGGTTATAGAGTAACAGCACCTGAAGGATATGTTGCAGTAGATAGAGTAGCGGGTGCAGTAAAAATAGTAGATAGATTAGAATTTAGTAGGGCAAACTTTACGTTGCCAAAAGGATGGAAATAAATGAAGTTTAAAGAATTTTTATTACAAGAAGGTTTATATGACCCAGGTATATTTAAAGCTTTCTTTATGGCAGGAGGACCTGGTAGTGGTAAATCATTTATCGCTAGTAATACTTTTGCAGGTTCTGGATTAAAATTTGTAAATTCAGACCAAGTATTTGAAAGAGGTTTAAAGAAGGCAAATCTTTCAGATAAAATGCCTGACCAAGAAAAATATTTTAGAGATATTATAAGAAATAGTGCCAAAGGTACAACAAAAAGACAATTAGATACTTATGTAACTGGTAGATTAGGTTTAGTTATTGACGCAACTGGAAGAGATTATGGAAGAATAAGTGCAGAATATAATCAACTACACTCATTAGGTTATGATTGTTATATGATATTTGTTAACACAACATTACCTGTTGCGTTAGAAAGAAATCAAATTAGAAGTAGAACTATACCAGAATATATTGTTAAATCATCTTGGGAAAAAGTACAATCTAATATAGGTAAGTTTCAAAGATTATTTGGTCAATCAAATTTTATTGTAGTAGATAACAATAGGTCAGATAAAGAACTAGTGTCACAAACTTTACAAAACTGTGACAGATTAGTTAGACGATATATGAGGCAGCCAATTAAAAGTTATCTTGCAAAAACTTGGATGACAAAAGAAAAAATGTACAGAAACAAATTAAACGAAAGTATTATAGACGCTCCTAGAAATACATATGCACCTGGAGTTTTTGATGACTATGAAACTAAAACACCTAGAATTAAACCTAGTGTTAGAGAAATAGTTGACAATCAACTTAAAGAATTTGGTAAAGAATATCCAGTTTTAAAAGTTAGTTTAGTAGGTTCTATACTTACAAAGAGATATAGAAAGGACGCAGATTTAGATTTTAATGTACTGTTTGATGTACCTGTAGATAAACAAGAAGAAGAAAGATTAAGATTATCTCATAAGTATCTATCTGCTAAAAGTCCAGAAAAGATTAATGGTAAATTAATACCTGATACACAACACCCTATTAACTATTACATCATTACTGATCCTATAACTCATCAAGACCAAGAGGATAAAGCAGACGCAGTATTTGATTATAGAGGTAATGTATTTACTAAAAGACCAGCAGACTATACGTTTGATATGAAATTATATATGTCAGCATATCAAAGAAAGGTACAAGAGATAGATGTAGTTAAAGGAGAATTAAAAAGAGATATTATAGACTATGATGAATTAAAAGATTTACAACCAGATGATATTTTAAACTTACAAGAAAAGATTAATGAGAAGTTAGAAGAGATTGAACAATCTATAAAAGATATTGTTGATATTGGAGATGATGTATTAACTGCTAGAAGAGCTGCGTTTGATTCTGATATGACACCAGAACAAATTAAAACGTTTAGTATTAAAAATAGATTACCTAAAAATGTAGTCTATAAGTTATTAGAGAAATATCATTACTTAAAATTCTATAAGAAATGTAAAGAGATATTAGATGATAATAAAGTTACAGACGCTGAGATAGATAGTTTAAAATCTGAAGCAGTTGCTGATAAGTCTATTGCAATTACATTTGGAAGATTTAATCCACCTACAATAGGTCACGAAAAACTTATTAATAAAGTTGTAAGAGCAGATAGAAATTATAAAATCTATATCAGTAGGTCAGAAGATAGTAAAAAGAATCCATTATCTGCTAGAGAAAAATTATCTTTTATGAAAAAGATGTTTCCACAATATGCTAGAAACATTGAAATCAATACAACAAATATGATTTTAGATTTAGCTACTATGTTATATAACAAAGGACATAATATTTTAAAATTTGTTGTAGGTAGTGATAGAGTAAGAGAGTTTGATACTATACTTAAAAAGTATAACGACCAGAAAAATAGACACGGATACTATAACTTTAAAACAATAGATGTTATATCTGCTGGAGAGCGTGATCCAGACGCTGAAGGCGCTTCAGGTATGAGTGCGAGTAAGATGAGGGATGCTGCTCAAAAAGGTGATGTGGCGTCATTTAAGAGAGGACTACCATCTCAATTTAGAGATGTTGATGGACTGTTTAAAGCGGTCAGAAAAGGTATGGGTATAAGAGAAGACTATAAACCAGATATTTCAAAACCTGTTATGACATTAGGACAGTTTGAACAGAAACAAGTTAGAGACCTATACGTTAGGGAGATGATATTCAATATCGGAGACCAGGTCAAGTATCTTAAAGAAGATAAACAAGGTAAAGTAGTACGAAGAGGTACGAACTATGTTGTATTAGAAGATACAAATAATAATTTACACAAATGTTGGATATGGGATTGTATTCCAGTTGCCGCTGATAAAGAACCAATGTTAAGAGAGTACAACCTAGATATTGATTATGGATTTGAAGCAGTTGAAACAATACCAGTACCAAAACCATACTCACAAATTAAAGATAGTTATGAAATAGGTGCTGATTATGCTAATCATTGTAAGCAAATGACACCAGGAGAGAAAGAGGACGCACCTCCTGTTGACTCAAAAGACCGTGGAAAACCTACTGATACATACATATCACGACCAGGTAAGGCTACGGATGCTAAAGTTGGTGAGGATAAATTAACTAAAAATGAAGTAAAAGAATGGGCAACTTCAGATTCAGTAATAGATAAATATAAGGAACGTTATAAAGAAGAGTGGAAAGCGAAACTAAACGAAGTAGTCGCAAAGATGATTGAGAAACTTTAGAGAGAGAAATGGCAACTAAATTCAAAGATTACGTACACAACCTATACATTGCTGAAAGCTCGGCTATGGTTTTAAAAGGGGTTGACGATTACCTTAAAATTGCTAGGGAAAAAATTAAAAGACACCCACAATTTGCTAATTTATATAGAGACCAAAGACGTGATGTAGCTACTAGTATAGGTGGCAAGTACATTAAAATTTGGGATACTGAACGAGGACAAAGAAGAGCTATACACGCTTTTGTAGATAAAATTACAGGAGATGTTTTAAAGGCGGCTGGTGTTAATGCTCCAGCAAAAGGTGCCAGAGGAAATGTTTTAGACAAAAAGTATATGGACTCATTAAACCGTGTATTTGATACACACGGTGGACATTTATACAGTAGACATAGTTTATCATATAATTTTAAAAGAGATAATAGATTCAAATAAAATGGGCGACTTAAAAGAAGAATTAGCAAAGTGGAAAAAAAGTAGGTATCAAAAACCTATGAGCGTTGCTCTTGCGGAAGTAAGAGAAAGACACGATTGCTCTAAAGTACACCCAGGTAAAAGACACCAAGAGTGGATGAATACCGAACCTGTTAAAACAGTTAAAGAAGAAATGTTTGATGAAGGACGTATGAAGGACATCTATACGTTAGATTCAGAAGGCAAATCTGCTCAAGAGATTGCAAAGAGATTAAATTTAAGAGTATCAACAGTTAAATCCATTTTAGGAGAAAACGTTGAAACATTACACGAATTTTCAGACAGTCAAATATCACAACTTAAAAAAGAATACGAACCATTAAGAGGTAAAACAATTAGTGGAACAAATGCTAATAAGTTGATGAAAATATTTGATAAGTTTGATAAGAATAAACAGCTTTTAATTAAGATATTAAAAGCAAATATTCCATTTGTGTCAATGTTAGCGCAAGCAAGACTCATTTCAAGACACGGAGCAAACGCTTCCCAGTTGGCACAAATGAGAAAAGAAGAATTAGAAGAAGCAAAAGCACCTTTCAGATTATCTTATGACGACAAGTATGGAAAACACGCAGGTTTTGAAGACGCAAAAACATTACAAGATTTACAAAACAAAGCACAGAAATTAAGAGCTAAAGGATTTAAGATTAATAAAATGGGTAGAAATACATCACCTGTTGAACAAAAACTACCAGAACCAGAAGGTAAAACAGAAGTACCAGAAGCGTTTGCTGTACAAGTTACTAAAATGGATGGTGGTAAATTTATACACGGCAGTTATAAAACTAAAGCAGAAGCAGAAAAATGGATTAAGTGGTATAAAACTGGTGACGTAAGACAAACTAAATCAATAGAAATTGTTAAAGAAGATACTGGATATTTACAAAGTAAAATGAGTGATAAACAAATTGCTAATATTAAAAATGTATGGAAGAATAAAAAAGCAACAGATGTAACCGACGCTGTTAGACAAATGATTAAGAGAATGGATATACCTACTCAACTAGCAATTAAACACGCAGACATACCACATATATCAAAATTAATTGAAGGTTCAAATGAAGAATTAATAGAAGCTTGTTGGAAAGGTTATACGCAAGTTGGTATGAAAGAAAAAGACGGAAGACAAGTACCAAATTGTGTTCCAAATAAAGACGGTGATATTCCTAAACAACGAAAAGAAGACAACGATAAAGCATATGCAATAGGTATGGCAAAAGCAAAAGAGATTAAAAAAGACCACGGAACACCATTGAAAAAATCAACAGTAGAAAAAGGTCACGAAATTGCTAAGGCAATTAAAAAAGATGAACAAGTAGTTGGTGTAGGTCCTAAAGCAACCTTTGAAAGATTGTGGTTGAAACATAAGCGAGGAGATAAAGCAGGTAAATAACCTTATAAATAGTACTATGACATATTTAAAACAAAAACCAGGTAGTGTTGAAGAAGCAATTGCTAAACAGCAATCTCAATACCAAGACCCTAATTACAAAGCAAAATTTGACGAAGCATTAAAAGATTCTATTCGTGGAATTGGTTCAATGACACCTAAAGAAAAGACAGAATTTTTTAATAAGCTAGACGAAGAATGGAAACCTTCTAATGGAAAACACGCTGATGAAACATTAATGAAAGACTTTATTGACAAAGGCGGAAAAGTAGAAAAGATACCTGAAGGTAAAACTGCTTACATAGGTAATAAAATTAAACCACATCTAGCAAACGAAAGAAATTTAGAACGTCAAAAACAAATGACAGAAGAAACTATTTCTGAAAGAGGTGGTGCCAATACATCTTCAAAACAAGGTAGTTTTGCTAAAAGTAGAAAACCAAAATATAGATTTGGATATAGAGTTGCAGAAAAACAACCTAAAGGTGATGATATAGAAGAATCATTTTCTCAACAACAAATCAAACAAGCATACGGTATATTAAACGACCCTAGATACAAAGCAGGTAATTATTCAGGTGCAGTTGCAGCTATTGAAAAACTTGCAAAAGGATTATCAAAACATCCAGATGTTGCTAACGCATTAAAAAGAGCAAATGAATCAGTAGACCACGATAGTGCTTTTGCTATTTCAGGTGTAGAAACACAAAGACCTACAGAAGATATGCAAGAAACTATTGACGCAGGCGAAGTATCTAAAATGAAAGACAAGAAAAAAGAAGTTGATTTTAAAACTGCTAACGTATCTACTACAGAAGATAAAAAAGATCCAAAAAAAGAAGTTATTGGTAATGAAAAACCAGAAACAAATTTAGAAAATACTATTAGAAATATTTGGAATAAAGCAGCTAATGAAACAACAGAAAGAGGAGACTCTGTACTGTTACCTACAAGAAATGAAAGTAAAATTCCACCTATTGAAAAAGATAATAAACCAGGTGTTAAAATTGCAAAGATAAGAGCGACAAGAGATAAAGAAGAAGGACAATCTGATGGTGCAAAAGACCCTACAGCAATGGAGAAACAAATTTTAACTTTGCAAGGTCAAGTAAATGTTTTAAAAGCAAAATTAGAAAATGAAAAAGGTAAAGTAATTAAACCTGTTGCAGATAAAGAAACAGGTCAAGTTCCTTTAACAGTTGGAATTGCAAACAAACTTTTACGAGATAAAGCAGAAAAAGAAGCTGATAAAAAAGAAATTAAAAAAGAAGCAGTCAGTCCTTACAAATTAAAATATGAAACTTTGAGAGCAAGACTTAAAGAAAAAGCTGAAAAAGAAAAACTTGCTAAGAAAAAAGATGAACCTACCAAGGGTAGAACAATGACTGGAAATCCTGCTTCAAAAGTAAATACAGATCCAGAGATAAACTATAATACCTAGGAGGCAATTAGATTATGCCTCTTCCTAAACTCTATTGTGATATGGATGGTGTCTTGGCAGACTTTAAAAAAGGTGCTGAGAAAGCAACTGGCGTCCCTATCAGTAAATGGATGAGCCTCACAAAACAAGACAAGTGGAACCCAATTATGAATGATAAAACTTTTTGGGAAAAACTACCGTGGATGTCAGATGGTAAAACATTATGGAACTATATCAAAAAGCATTCACCAGATATTCTATCAGCATATACAGATAGAGACCCAAATTGTAAACCTGGTAAAAGTAAATGGTGTAGAAGTCAATTAGGTATAAGTGGTGCAAGAGTTAATCTTGTAAAGAGAAGTCAAAAACAAAACTATGCTCAAACAGGATACAGAAGTCCTGCTGTATTAATTGACGATTATAAACCTAATACGGATCAATTTACAAGACGAGGTGGTATTGGTATCTTTCATAGAAATACATCAAATACTATCCGAGAACTAAAAAAGCTAGGTTTCTAGCACACCTTCCCATTATAAATATACACATATATTAAGAATTGAGTACTTTAACATAAAATTTAAAGGAGAGAATAATATGTCAAGTCATACAAATAAAGACGAAGCAGCTGGAGCACCATTATGGGCAACAGCAGCAATCAGAAAAGAATGGTCTAGTGCTAACCGTACTGACCTTTTTAATGACGCAACTGCTGACAATTTCATCACAGGTGTTACTATTGGTTTGTTTAATTACAAAGATAGTGAAGTATCAGATGGAAAAGTTGCTCACGCAGGTTGGAACCTAAAAACAACTGGTTCTGGTGGCAGAGCAGGTCGTGTATCACACGAAACATTAGTCGTATTGACTAATTCAGCTGACGCTTAATAATCAATAACGTAGGGGCAATCCTCTATAGGGTTGCCCTTATAAATAATATTATGATGTAGTCAACTGGCTACAGTAGCATTCCCGAAAGGGTTAATAGGAGAAAACAAATGGCAGATAAAAAAGTCACACAGCTTACCGATTTAGGTAACGCATTAGCGAGTGTAGACCTGTTTCACGTAATAGATGATCCATCAGGCACACCGATAAACAAAAAAGTATCAGCGGCAAATGTATTTAATAACGTACCAACGTTTTTAGGTCTTGCTCAAGCATCCCAATCATTAACAGGCACAGGTTCTGGAACTTTAGTTGCAGATGTAGAAAGTGCAGTTACAGAAGTAGAAG